GTAGTTCAAGGCAATGCCTATTTAGAAGAAGGCAGAAATAAAGTTAAAGATCAATATTCACTCCTATCTTCAGTTGAAGGTGTGAATTCTAAAGAGTGGGTAGTTGGCACTAGGTATCATCCTAAAGATCTATATGCCGATCTACTCGAAATGGAAGTAGAGGAATACGATGAGTATGGCAATGTTAAAAATAGAGTTCCCTTATTTGAGAATAAAGAATGGGCTGTTGAGTCTGCTGGAGATGGTACAGGACAATTTCTATGGCCACGTCAACAAAGAAGTGACGGCCGTTGGTTCGGATTTGATTCCGAAATTCTCGCGAAAAAGAAAGCGCAATACCTTAACAAAGTACACTTTAGGGCACAATATTATAACGATCCGCACGACGTCGATTCGTCCCCAATCCAAAGACAACTCTTCCAATATTACGATGCCAACTACCTTGGTAAACGAGATTACCACTGGTACTTCAAACGCGAACGCTTAAATGTTGTGGCATCAGTGGATTTCGCTTACTCCACCGGAAAGAAGTCTGACTTTACTAGTATTGTTGTTCTTGGGGTGGACGGTCTCGGCAACTATTATGTGTTGGATATTGATCGATTTAAGACAGATAAGATTAGCGAGTACTTCAATAGAATTCTCAAACTATATGAAAAATGGGGATTCAGAAAAATCAGAGCTGAGGTTTCCGTTGCTCAGCAAGTTATCGTAAAAGATTTAAAAGAAAATTATATACGTCCCTACGGTCTATCTTTGGCAATTGATGAGTTCAGACCAAGCAGATGGACAGGTTCTAAAGAAGAACGCATCCTAGCAGTACTTGAACCTAAATATGCAAATAGACAAATCTGGCATTACCAAGGAGGTAATTGCCAAGCATTAGAAGAGGAATTGGTTTACGCCAATCCAGCACATGATGATATTAAAGACGCTCTGGCTTCCGCAGTAGACTTCATCGTGCCTCCTATCAATTTATTTAATATAAAGAAACAACAAAATCATGGCTTTGAATTCAATAGTAAATTTGGTGGAACAACGTGACCGGTAAAGTACTTTCTCTTGAGAACGTAATATCTCCAGATCTTTTAGCAACGCGCATCACAGAACGTTGGGTTCAATGGGAATCCCTCCGTCAACCTAAGAAAAACGATTGGGAGGAAATCCGTCGATATGTCTATGCAACCGACACAACTCAAACTACTAACTCTAAACTTCCCTGGAAGAACAAGACTACGGTACCAAAACTCTGCCAAATACGGGACAATCTTTATTCTAACTACACGGCGACGATTTTCCCAAAGCGGAAGTGGCTCATCTGGGAAGCAAACGAAAAAGACTCCGACATGGTCGCAAAGAGGGATGCGATTACGAACTATATGGCGTGGGTTATTGAACAGCCTTCGTTCAAGCATGAACTCGATAAAATCATCTTGGATTACATCGACTTCGGCAATTGCTTTGCAACAGTTGAGTGGACCGATCAACGAGTTCTATTGCCCGATGGTAAGACACAAGCAGGTTACGTTGGTCCGTCTATCAGGCGTATAAGTCCTCTTGATTTAACTATGAATCCTACGGCAGAGAATTTTGTCTCTGCTCCTAAGATCATCCGCTCCATCATAAGTATGGGCGAAGTCAAGAAAATGCTTGAGAAAATGTCTAATGATCAAAATAGGGAAGCGTATGAAGAGCTTTATAAATATCTTAAAGACATTAGGTTCCACGCCCGCACCTTCCAAGGTGACTGGACGCAGCAAGATAGACTTTACAACATGGATGGGTTTTCCTCATTCCGTGCGTACCTTTTACAAGACTATGTCGAAGTCCTCACCTTCTACGGAGACTACTACGACTACATAAACGATAAGTTCGAAGAGAACCGTGTCATCACCGTCATTGATAGACACAAACTGATCTGTAACGATCCTAATCCAAGCTTCTTCGGATATCCGCCGATCTATCATGTTCCGTGGAGAAAGAAGCAAGATAATCTCTGGGGTATGGGTCCACTAGATAATCTCATTGGTATGCAATATCGCATGGACCATGTTGAGAATATGAAGGCAGATATCTTCGATCTAGTTACATATCCTGTCCAGAAAGTCAAAGGCTTTGTTGAAGACTTTACATGGCAGCCGGGGGAGAAAATATTCACCTCTGAGGAAGGCGACGTTGAGTTGCTTCAACCTCAGGTACAAGCACTCTCAGCTAACATGGAGATTAACAACCTTGCGAACATTATGGAACAGATGGCGGGAGCACCTAAAGAAGCGATGGGCTTCAGGTCTCCTGGCGAGAAAACGAAGTATGAAGTACAGCGTTTGGAGAACGCCTCGGCTAGGGTCTTTCAAAACAAGATTAATCAATTCGAAGAGCAAATCGTCGAGCCTCTCTTAAATGCTATGTTGGAGTTAGCCCGCCGCAATATGGTAGGCGCAACTACAATTAAGGTATTCGATGATGAGTTTAAAATTGCCAGTTTTGAAACACTCACTGTTGAGGATATTACCGGCATTGGTAGAATTAAACCCATTGCAGCCCGACATTTCGCCGAGCAAGCTGAGTTAATTCAAAACCTAACTAACCTAACTGGCTCAGGACTGTGGAAGAGCGTACAGCTCCATTTCTCAGGTGTCAAGCTAGCTAAGATCATCGAAGATATCTTTGACCTTAAAGATTACGAAGTTGTAACTCCTTACATTGCGATTGCTGAACAGGCAGATGCTCAGAAGCAAGCGCAGACGTTGGAACAGCAAATGCATCAGCAAGCTGGAACAGCCACAGGATTGGGTGGAGACTTTGATCTCGGCGCTCAGAATGCCCCTCCAGCTAAAGCAGGTGGGGGTACCCCTTTCGATCTGAAACGTCAACCGCCTTCTAATGCGCAACCAGAAGGAGTGTTAGGAACACAATGATTGGTGCATGGACAAGCAATCTAAAAGACGAAGAGAGTAAAGCTAAGTTTGAAAAGAAACTCCTCGGTTCTCGCGCAGTATTGAATAGACTTAAAGAGTTGTTGATAGAGTCTGAGAAAGACCTCGATAACTATGAAACAACCGCCAAAGGTTACGAAAGTCCTAGTTGGGCTTTCAAGCAGGCGGATAACAACGGATTTCGCCGTTGTTTAAAATTTATTAACAAATTGATCGACCTTGATCAACAGCAATTCCAGACCACGGAGAAACTATAATGGCAGATAACTTACTGGCTCCCTCAGCAGACAACGCTACGGAACCTTCCAACTACCTTAATGAACTTGTAGGTGATAATAAGAAATTTAAATCACCTGAGGAGTTAGCTAGAGGCAAGTGGGAAGCAGATAATTACGTTAAGACTTTAGAAGGAAAATTGGATGAACTCCGAAATGACTATCTAAAGGAGCGTGAGGAAAATGCTTCAAGGGCTAATCTTGAGCAGCTTATCAGACGATTGGAAACCGCTCAGCCATCGCAGATCACACAACCCGAAGTGAAAGAGATGAATACGCCCCCTACAATAGACTCAAAACAGATTGAAAGTCTGGTCTCGACAAAGATCCAGGAGTTCGAGCTTACTAAAAAGCAAACGGATAACTTCAACACTGTGAAGAGCAAATTAATCGAGCAGTTCGGTAATAATTACCAGACTAAGCTCAAGGAACAGATAGAAAACTTAGGTCTGTCAGAAGAAGATGCCAATGCTCTGGCTAAAAAATCTCCTGCTGCCTTTTTTAGGACACTAGGAATGGAACAGACACAGCAACAGCAAACTTTTCAGGCACCTCCAGCTTCTTCTCAACGTAGTAACTTTCAACCAACAGGCGCTCCCAAGCGTACTTGGACTTACTACCAACAGTTGAAGAAGGATAACCCTAAGGCTTATCATGATCCTAAAACCAACATACAAATGCATAATGACGCAATAGCTCTTGGAGCAGAATTCCAGGACGGCGATTTTAATGCATAACAACAAGGAATAAACTAAATGGCTGGATTTCAAGATTCCAACTCAGCCAATCTAATTAGAAGTCAACTTTGGTCTCGTCAGATCAAGGAACTTTTGTTAGATGAGCTGAACGCCATGAAGTTTGTCCGTATTCTCTCAGATTTCCCGGATGGCTATACGCTTAACATCCCGTCGATCGGTGAGGCTGAAACTGCCGACTTTACAGAAGGTCAAGCAGTTAAGTACAATGCGATGGATACTGGTAACTTCCAGTTCTCCTTCGACCAGTACAAGTATTCAGCTCACGCGATCTCGGAGAAGTTTAAACGAGATAGTTTCTACGCTTCGGACGTTATCGCGGCATTCGTGCCACGCCAACACCGTGCGTTAATGGAAGCTGTTGAAACACGCATTCTCGCGCAAGCGAATGCTGGACAAACTGCTAGCGATCTAAATACTATCAACACGGCCGATCACCGGTACGTCGCCTCGGGAACGAGCGGCGCTCTGGCGTTCAAGGATCTCGCTGCTGCACACTACGCCTTAACAAAGGCTAACGTGCCGCTCGTGAACCTGGTCGGCATTATCGACCCCTCGGTTGCGTACACGTTACAAACGCAAGCGAACACTGTTAACCTGCTCTCTCCAATGCCTATGTGGGAAGACGTTGTTAAGGACGGCGCGGTGACTGGATTTAAATTCCGGTTCAACCTCTACGGCTTTGACCTCTACGTTTCTAACTACCTGCCGGCGGTTGGATCAGAGACGATTAACAGCGTTTCCGTTACAAACGGAGTGGCTAACTACTTCTTCTCAGCTTCCCCTGGTGATACTCTCCCGTGGGTCGGTGGCTTCCGTCAGATGCCCACTGTCTACAGTGAGTTCAACAAGGATCTCCAGCAAGAGGAATATTTAACCATTGCTGAGTACGGCTTCAAGCTGTACCGCCCTGAGAACATGGTCACCATTCTAACCAGCACATCAGTTGTTGTGGATTAAGGGAGGAATGTAACATGGGTTCTTGGATGAATAAAGACGGTCTGTATCTTCAATATGGTACGACCAAAGCTGTTCCCGAAACTGCGGGTGAATACCTGACGGAGAATGAAGGAAGTCGCGTACTCGAATGTTATGTCGATATGACGACTCTTACATCAACCCCGTTGATTATTTCAAACACCGTTCTGTGGCCTGCTACGCCAACTGGCAAATCCGATAAGTTCTTTATCGAAGCCGTTGAAGTAGTTGCCTTGGTCGGTTGTACCGGTGGTTCAGGCGTTAACGTCGGTGTTATCAATGCGGATAGAACAACCGCTATGGCTAGCACAGGCGCTTCTGCCTTCGTGAACAATCTCCTCGTTGCCAATATTGCTACGGCAGGCAACAAGGTCATTCTTACTAAAGGCGGCACAGTAACTGGCGCTGGTACATACGTACCAACTCCCGGTAACAATGCCGTTGAAGGATATATTACCGCATCCGTCGGTACTGGCGATACTTACTCCGCAGGTCAACTGCGCGTTCGTATCAAGTACTACGAGTACGGCACTATCTATCAGTAATAACTAACTATGGTGGGGGAAGGTAACTTCCCCTGCTATAACAAAGGAAAATAATAATGGCTCAAAAAATTGATCTCAGTGGCAATGATTTAATCATTGGTACTATCTATGGTAGTGCTTCT